AGTGAACGAGGCTGCGATACGGTCGGTGAAAGTTAGATCACCATCTGCAGCGACAAAGAAATATCCTTGCTCGCTAGTAGCAACGGATTGGAGATAGGTCAGAACATTGCTGTTGGCATCTATTGCAAATGTTGCCCCACCACCCAATGTTGCTGAGCCAGCATCAATGTCACGGGTTGCAGGATAGTTCACTTCAGGCAAATCAAGAATCGCAGAAACCCGTGAACCTGACAACTGCTGTGAAGGTGTAATGGCGTTCTCTGTGAAAGTGTTTGCTAGTAGCACGAAGTCATCTGCAGCCGTGATCGTCACATAACTATTCTCGCTAGTCGCATTAGGGTTGTTCGGCTCATACGAAACATCTATGTCTGTAATACGCCCTGTAAATAGTTGAACATCGTCAGAAAATATTGTTACCTTTCGGCGTGGTGTCACACCTGATTTCCCTGTTGAAACATCCCAATATGGTGAACTCTCGTTGATTGGGTCAAACCTGCGATCACGATTCAACAAACGAACAGTGCAAGTTCCAGCGTTAAAGTTTTGCAACTGATCAGAACGACCTCTGCTAATGCTTATCTCTTGACAGAACTGTGAAACATCATCACCGACCAATGTGCCACCAAAAATGTCCTCATCTAAAACACCATCCTCTGCAGAGTCCAGAGTGAAAATATTAACTGGAAAACCTAATTCCATTAGAACGGTGATTTCCTCACCCCATGCCATAGGTGTCATGTCATGCAACCTTCAGTGGCAACGCACCATTCCTGCGCTGATACCTAGTAAGCACATCAACGATTTCATCACCAAGTTTCGCTGGATCAGTACCCATACCAGCATTGATAGTGATGTTGATTGTTTGTCCACCGAACTCACCTAAACGATCCAAAGGAATAATTGCTTCACTGCCAGCCTCACCGACCAATCCCATCATCGGACTAGTGACAACACCGCCATCAGCGAACGCTGTAAAGCCGCCACGCTCCAACATCAACTCACGAGCACGACCAGTAAAACGATCCAACACCGAATCCATAAGTGGATTGCCAGTGCTAACAGGTGCTACAGGTGCTACAGGTGCGCCACCACCGATAATGACGGGCGCATTTGCAGCCGCTTCAGCAGCCGCCGCAGCCGCAGGCTTCACACCAGTCTTAGCAGCAGTAGCCTCTTCCTGCGCTTTAGTCAAAGCATCCAACGCATCCTTCTGACGCTCATACGCAGCAGTTTGTTGATCCGTTGCATCCCGTTCCGCAATCTGCGCATCCTTCAACGCTTTAGCAGCCTCCAAATAGGTGTCACTAGATTTCGATGCACCACTAATCGCTTCCTGCAACAACAGTTGCGCAGTAGAAAGTTCATTCGTGGCATCTGTTTGCGAATCAGTTGCATCAGCAACAGCCAACTTTGCCTCAGCCAAACTAATCTCTGCTTCACGAATTGCTTGTGCAGATGATTCAGGATCAGCACGCAACTTTGCCAACTCTGCTTCAGCATCCTTGACAGCAAACACTGCGCCCTCAACATCATAATTGGAACGCTCAACACTGCGTTGTGCTTTATCCAATTCCTTTTGACGATCCTTAGCCTGCTTACTTCCAGCGCCATAACCTGTCAACACTTGATTCATGTATGCTTGTGCGTCAGCAAGTTTTGTTTTTGCTTCCAACAAATCGGTATCGGCTTTCAATACACCCTTCTGTGAATCACGATACGAACGCTGCGCCTGTGTCAAACCCTTCAACTTGTCAATATATTTTTGGAGTTTCTCTCCAGCAGTCTCAACCGCTTTCGCAGCACCACCCACACCACCCACACCACCAGCAGCACCAGCAACACCATTCAATGCTTTAACAACATTCTGTATGCCACCTTCCTTAGCAGCCATCGCACCAGCAACTTCAGCAACAGAACCGATCTGTTTGCGTGCGCCATCAGCAGCAGAACCGATACGCCCGAACTCAACTTCACCAATCTTCCCAATTTCTTGCAGACCTGCACCAAAAAGATTTGCGCCCTTAATCAACAAATTGATTCCCGTGATGATTGCATTGATGATCCTGATCCAAGCGTTCAACCAGTTTTCAATCAAACCAATAATGAAATTGATTACCGCATTAACAACCTTGCGGAAGCCTTCAAACTTTAGATATGCGGCAACAACAGCAGCACCCAAAACAATAAGAATAGCGACAACCCGACCTATCGGATTATTTAGCAACGCCACATTAAACAAGTTTTGTGAGATCGCTGCAGCAATAGCGACACCCTTAAACGCAATGAACGCCGTAGTCAAACCTAGAAGAATGTTGCCGAAAGTACCCATGTTCGTTGTCATGTTTAAGAAATCGCCTGCCAAAAGTTTGATGGCAGCACCAACACCTTGTTCGCCAAGAACATCAGCAAGATTTTCCAAATACGGAACAACCTTGTTAGTAACAAATGTTGCAAACTTTTCTATGTAAGGAATAAGAAGTGCGCCAAATCTTTCAGAAACATTTTCTATAGCCACACGCATAATGTCAAAACCTGTAGCAGTAGCCGCAGCAGTACCACCAACCTGAGATTCAACCTCGGCAAGAATTAACTTTTGTGCACCTAATACATCGCCAGACTGCACCAAAGTTTTGATCTGTTCCTTCTGTGCATCAGTGAAGTTGATACCAGCCCTACGCAAAGCAGTAATACCCTTTTCAGGATCACTCAATGCTTTACCTAACTGCATCGCTGCAGCCTGAGAAGAACCAAACACATTGCCCAAGTCCTGTGACAAAATAACTGCCTGATCAAAAATGTTGTTGTTTATACCAACCTGATTTTGTATTTGCTTAAAAGTGAGCAGCAAGTTTGCTGAAGATTGAATCAACTCATCATCAACACCAATTTGCATAGACAACTTTGATGACAGATCACTAACCTGTTTTGCGGTAACGCCAGCAGCACCACCTGTTGCTTTGATAATGGCTTCTGTTTGTGCCATAACTTTTTGTGCGTCATACGCTGCGGAAGCAAGTTTGTATCCGATAGCACCAGCGGCAACAGCAACACCAGCAGCAACTTTTCCAACACTTGCGAGAGTGTTGCTTAATCCTTTGTCAAGGGTGCGCAAACCAAATGTTGCTTTATTGCCTGCGCCTTCTAACTTTTGGAAATCTTTTACAGCCCTCTGAATTCCTTTGCTGTCAAAGGTAGAGACAATGTTTACGCCAACTGCCATGATGCTATCCGTTCAATCGTTTCTGCACTTCACCATCAATCTTGCGAATTGAAATCTCAATAGCCTTTTCAATCAATGGCAGATTCTTTTCCGTGAAAGGATACATGATGCGTGAACGAGTGTTTCCACCACCCTTAGATTTAATGCGTAAATGTTTGTCAAGATTAGAAACAAACTTCTGTCCAGCAGTAGCCATAGAACCCTGCCCACCTTTAGTCACAGAACCAGCAGAGTCATAAACTTGACCGCCAGCATCCATCTGTTGAATACGAATCAAACCATGCTGATTCATACCTTGTGGGCGTTTCGTACTTACAGCAACCTTGACTTTTCTTTTAGCGGCACCACCGTTATATGGAGGAAGTTTTGATGCCCCTCTACGCTCTCCTGTAGTGTGCCAGTTCCTTAGAGGCTCATCAGGGAAAGCATTGCCGACAGCAGAAGCAAGAGGTTGTGCGGATGTTTTTAGATCGCTGCTAATACGGTTGAATGTTTCCCGTTCATACTTGCGCAACTCAGCAAGTGTTTCACGAACACCATAAACATCAACTTTGATTCCCATAGGTGAAGATGCTACTACCGTTTGCGTCTAGCGGTTTCGTTCCGTTTCGCCAAAACATTAAACATCGTTTGAATCATCTCTTCTGATTCCTGTACCAGCAACGAAGGTGCAATACCTGTTTCTATAGCAAGAAACGCTATAGCCCAATGCGCAGAATCAGAATCTAACTTTCTTTTGGGTCTGCACCCACAATCGGTTCATCTTCACGAATCTCAACATTAGTAACAGTGTTGATCCAATCAGGATCAAACTTCAAACTAGTTTTGCGGCAACGGGTTTCGCTGTGCCACGCCAGCCAAGCCAAATCTGTTAAACGAATCTCGGTTTCAAAGCGTGCAACACTTCGTGACCATGTGCGCTCAAACGCAACAAAGTCAGCGAACACTGCATCAACAGGCGTTTTCGTACCGTCATTGAACTCAACTTGTAAAGCAATTTTCATTGCGATCTCCTTCTAACTAATTTATTTATTTATGCAGTTGTTTTAACTAGCGTGCCACCAGCAAACGAAAGCGAAGTCATAGCTAATTCACCAACGGCTGCTGCAACTGGTGTATGACTAGCAAGATATGTGCCAGTCACAGTGTAAAGCGGATTGGTTGTACTAGTTGCCTGAGAACCTGGGCGAACCGTTACAGTTGTCTGCTGTCCGACTAATGGGAAAATTGTTGCTTCGGTTTCTGTCGCAGCAAAATCTTGCATGAACTCAACTTCAACAGCAATGTTTTGCAAACCACCAACGAACGAACGGTTGCCACCAAACGAGGTTGTTTCTACAGCCTCAATTTCGTAGGTAAGTGTGACGCTGTTTGCTCTATCGGAAAGCACCACACCATTGACGGTGATATCAGCATTTGTGAGAACGATTGCAGGCATGATTATTTGTCCGTTTCTTCCATGATTTCTTTTTTAACTTTAGAACTGATCTCTGCAAGATGACCTGCTTCAACCGCTGCTTCAATGTTACACCCAACGAGTGCATCGCTGTCTAGCGTCTTGCCCATTTCACCAAAAACAAATCTGTTGCTCATAACTTTATATGTGGTCATAGTTTTCCTTTATGCGTGAACTGTAACAGAAACCTGTATTTGTAGAAACTCTGCATCAGCAGAACTGAGGCTTGAAATATCTGCACCTGATGGTACTACCAAAGTTTGTGCTACGCCACCAAGAGTAGTATCGCCTTCCAGCGCAGCACGAATACTTTTCGTTCCAGAGTAGGAAAGGAAATCATCTAGCAAAGCATGTGCTGTACGGTCAAGATATCTGCCGACAACCACGCTGATAGTCCAGTTCATTGTTACATCGCCGCCACCGAAAGCCCTGTGATATTCAATAGAGTTCAACACAGGAAAAGCAATAGGTGGATTCAGTTGCTCAGGTTGATAGGTGTAGGTGCGCAACCCTGTGATCGTTCCTAAGCGTGCTGCCAGCCCCGTAGCGACTTGAGAAACTGTTGCAGGCATCAGGCAATACCAAACATTTTGTAAGGCGAAAGAAGATCACGAACATCAGGGTCAATAGCCCGAACAGTGATTGCCATATCAGCGAAACCTACAACACCAAGAGCAGCATTCAACCTTGCGAACTGGCGCATAGCAAGCAGAACACAGGCTTGGTTTACATCATCAGGAACGGCGTTCCAACCCCATTGGGCTGTGACCTGAACGGTAGGGAAAGAAGGTGTTACGAACAGTGGGAATGTTGCACCGCCAACCATACGGGCGTTCAAATATGGGCGTGACTGCAAAACAACATCTGTAGGTTCAAGCAAATAATCAACACCCTGCGTCAAGGTGGTGGCGTAAGTTCCGTTGGCTGCTGTGTCCACTTTGATCGTTATGGAGTTGGTGGCAACATCAGCAGGGAAGAACAGCAGATATTCGTTGTATGGGTACATCGTGATCGCTGTTTGGCTGGTCTTGTAAAAGAACCTACCTGTGTAACCATCAATGCGCCGTGACGCAGATTCAATAGCGTTCTCCAACAAAGTGTCATCCACATTGTCTGTAAGCCGTAACGCAGCCTTCACCTCTGCCAGCGTGCAATAACCATTCGTGATAGCCACAGTTATCCCTTGCGCTTCTTTGCTGCCTTCACAACAGCACGCTCAACAACAGGCTCAACAGAAGCAGTCTCAACTTCATCGCTCATATATTTGTGATCAAAGTCAAGTTCACGCAATACAGCATCAACCGCTTTAACACGATCCTTCAACCCTCTGCGTTCGTAACCTGCACGCTCAACCAATAATGCTTCAACATGATTTTTCATTAGAACTCCGAAAATAGAAAAGGGTTGGTGACACCCCGAAGGATACCACCAACCCTTTCACAAGTTGATTGACAAACAACCTTAGAAGGTTGGTGTGACCAATCCAGTTCCGCCGATGAGGGAGAAAGCGTTTGGATAACGATTTGCAGTAAATGCACTGTATCCGTAAACGATCATCTGAACATCAAGTTCAGAACCCTTTGGCTGCTCAAAGCGCAGCATCATTGGCGAACCATCACCCTGTTCCCAGAGGTGTGCTTCTTGGCTGTTACCGATGATGATGACATCCTCGTTAGCACCAGCACCGTTTGTGGTGATGACATTGGCATCTGTGATTACTGGCAAGCCTGCAATCGTGTAGCCCGAGTTGCCATAAACAACTGAACCTTGACCAACACCAACTGAGTTGAAGTTGCCGTTGCCAACTGGAACAGCCAATGGGCGGTTCGTTGTGTCAAGTGCTGCAAGGATGAAAGCCAAGCGGCGTGGGTGCATCAGGATAAAGTTCGGACCAGCGAAGTAGTTGGTCTGAATACGCTGAACAGCATCCATCAGTTTTGGATAAAGTTCTGCAACGGTTGGCGATGCATCAGTGTAGGTAACAACTTGCGTGATCACATTGGTTAGTGATGTTGCGCTTGTCGTTACAAACAACGAATCCAAGTTGGTGTTGTATGCAGAAACCAAATCTGCCATGACCAACGAATCAATCCCTGTGCCACGCTCAAGAGCCTGACGGGAAACATTCTGCTGACCAGCAACGGTGACAACCGAAACATCAAGTTTCGTGTCATCCATATTGGTTTCCTGAACTGCTGCGCCTTCCGTCTGGACTGCAGTTGCAGAACCAGTCGTGACCTTGCTGATGCTGATGGTCAAACCGCTTGCTGGAAGTTCATGCTTGCGAGCAATATCCAAGAACGGGCGACCTGCACGAGCGAACGGTGCAGCCAAGTCGGTGAGGAATTGTGGAACAACCAAACCAGCAAAGTTTGCGCTGGTTACATCACGGCGTTCAATCTTTTCCTCGTTCATGTGACGAGCAAGACGCTCTTTCGCAGCGAAGTCGTTGTTGAACTGTGCGGCGTAAGCGTCAGCAACGAACGAAACTTCAGCCTTTGGGCTGTAGGTGCGTGCCTCAGACTTAACTACTGCTGGTGCAACTACTGCATCAAACTTCTTTTCCTTGCGGAGTTCTGCAGCCTCAGCCGAACGCTTTTCAAGTTCGCTGTGGGTTTTGATTTGCTCATCCAATGAACGAACCTCATCCAACGATGCAGCAATTTCTGCATCTTGTTCTGGTGAAAGTTCACGGGCTTCTGCTTGTGCTGCTTCAACAATGGCTTCTGCCTTTGCAAGCGCAGCATCACGCTTTTCAATTAGTGATTTGGAAAATGACATTATGACCTCCTGTGGTCAATAGTTTGTTTATGTTTCTTTCTCAGTGTCAGGAGATCAGTGACCCGTTCTAGGGTCGGCTGTCTAACGGCTGCGAAGTTTCTGCAATGCAACCTGATTTTTTCTCAGGCTCAAAGTAGAAACTGCTGCAACAGTAACAGGCTCATTTCGTTTGCGCAACTCAGCAACAGTTTGCTCATACGCAGGGAAGGTAACAACGCTCACATCAAACAGTTGTACTTCACGAAGTTCACGCACCGAACGATCTGTGTTCCAGTTATCTTTGATTGTGCGGAAGGCAAAAGACATTTGCGATAGATCGCCACGCTTCATAGCAGACATAATTCGTGCAGCATCAGGGTTCATTGGGTCAAGTTCTGCTTCTACTCGCAGTCCACGCTCATCTTCTTCCAAAGCCAATGTTCCACTCTTGGAACGGGCAAGTGGCACGCCTTCATGGTCAATCAATAGGCGAACATCTGCACCGTCATTCAAAGTTTTGCTGAACGCACCACGCTTAACATATTCAATGAATGGCATCGGTTCTGATGGGGAATCAAACAATGCTGCATATCCAACAAGTGTGTTGCCGTTGCCTTCCGCACGAACTTCAAGATTGCTGTACGCAATCGTGCGCTTCTCGTCTAACGGTTTCGCAATCCAGTTACATATTTCGCTCATAGTGACTCCACTGTATATGGTTTTATTTGTCTTTGTTATCGGAAGAATACTTGGGGTGTTCAGTCTTTAACAGATCGTTGTCTTGAACATAGTTTTTGTTTTCAGGTGATCCAGTCCTGCAAAGGTAAAGGAACGCATTTACTCTAGCCATAGCCCATTGCGCTCTAGTCATTCCTGGTCTGTGAGAACTAGAGAACGCACCTGCGCCACGCCTATACACAGCCTTTAACGCACCCATTGTTGTTTTAGTCCAATCAGGGCGATCATCATCGTTCATCTTTTTGTTGTGTTCCGTTAGTTTGTTTTGCAAAGATTTTTCTGTTGCTTCACCAACTTGGATGCCACCAGTTTTGTCGGCTGCTGAACCTGAAGGGTTTTCATCGCTACCTTTGATTTGATCTTTTAATGGTGCAGGTGCTCGTTCTTCATCGCCGTCTAGTTGTGCCACGATTCTTTCAGCGTATGCTTGCGCCCGTCTTGCAGATGACTTACTGGAACCGCCACCCCACAGCAGCATTGCTACTAGCCCTGCAGTGATTTCGTCACCTTGCACAGCGTCAAGATCAACAATGTGGCGTGCAATCCAAGGCGATATCTTTCGCCACTTTGCTTCCGTTACTGTACCTGAAGCCATCTTGCGTGCATCTTCTACAGTTTGTGGAACTAGTCCGTCACCTGATAATCCCTGTTCGTGTAACGCTAAACCACGCTTTGCTGAAGCACGCATAAACGCTGGCGCAGATAAATCAACTGCACGATATTCAGAAACCTCAACCATCTCCTCAGGCTCATCTTCCAACTCATCTTCCAGTTCATCTTCCATTTCTTCATCAGATTCATACGATGCTTTCGCTTGCATCAGAATCATGATTGCTGAATCAATAAACGCAACTAGTTCATCGTTCCTTTTGTCCATCTTTCGCTGACCAACTTCACCTGCTGGTTCCATTCCTTCAGCCAAAGACTGTGCCACCATACGATCAATGGCATCCTGCTTCGTGTCATAGCAAGCAAGCGTTGTTGCTGATCCGTCTGCTTCAATCTTTACTGCAGCCCAATTAGAACAATCGGATTGCTTTGCTGATATTCCGTAAGGCACAGTTAGTCTCCGTCTGGTGTCAGCACACGCACATTCGTTGTGCCTGTGTTTGTGATTCCATAAAGCGTTTCACCTAACGGCAAATGAATTTCTATAGTTTGGTTATTAGGCAAATGCAAACCACTAGATGAAGTCACTGCGCTATCACCTAAATATGTGCTTCCGCTTGTTGAGTGTAAATAACAGATACGATTCTGGTTATCTGCAGCGATAAGCAATGTTGGTGAAGTTGTAACTGTTACGGCGATTGATTTCATATAAGTTCCAATACCTCAAGATCATCTAATTCAGCAATCCACGAAATACTACTTAAAGCATAAATGGATGCAGGTGGAACTGTAACAGAAGCAGTTGCTTTTATTGTTGCAAACTTTTTCGGTTTAGGTTTTGGTTTCGGTTGAATGATTAGTTCTGGTTGTGGTGCAGGTTTTGGTTGTACTGGATTGATGATTGGGAGTGGTGTTGGTCTTGCGAATATGCGCCCACCAGATGAGGCAGGTTTATTGACTGGCGTGATCGTTGCTTGTGCTTGTGCTGCTAGCGAACCTAAAGATGCTGTGGCTGTGTTGTCTCCTTCTGTTTGCGCTGTTGCCTGCGCCACTAGTCCACCTAGTGTGGCTGTCGCTGTTGTTTCATTGTTGATTTGCGCTGTGGCTTGTGCTTCCAGCCCTTGCAGATTGGTTTGGGCAGAAGCATTGTGCGCAATACTGTTGGTGGCTTGCGCCTGAACTCCACCTAATACGGCTGTTGCCGTGTCGTTGTTTGCTGTGCTTGATGTTGCCTGCGCCGATAGTGAACCCAAATCACCTGCGCCAGTTGCTTGATGATTGGTCAGGCTTGAGGCTTGTGCAGTCGTTGCACCTAGTTCGGATGAAGCGGTAACAGGATTTGTTGTTTGTGATGTTGCTGATGCAGAAGCAGAACTCAATGAGGCTGAGGCTGAAGCAAGGTTTGTTATCTGTGCTGTGGCAGTAGCGACAACAGTTCCCAAACTTGAACTGGCTGTTGCGTTCATTGGGAATGGCGAACCATCCAAACCAACAGTTACATCATCTAATGCACTTGTGTTTAAGGTGAAGCGTGAAAACGCCATGATGCCTTAACTTGCGAGAGTTAGAGAAACAGTCAATGCACCAGAAGCGATTGTGAAAGTGTCACCAGCCGTATAGGGGTTTCCTGTTATTGATCCAGAGAATAGGAAGTTTCCTGCTGTTGTTGCATCCCATGCTGTGAAGAAGGTTGCTGTTTGTGATCCAGCAATGTTTGTCCAAACGACATCAGCATCAGAAGTAAGAACACCTGCAGATGCGGTTCCGAATGAGGCTGCTTTGCGTGTGGTTTCTGTTGCAGGGTTTGCTGTTCCGTTTGATGACGGATCGCCAACATGAAGTTTTACATACACCTGTGCAACAGCAAAAGAAGTGTTGTTGCCTACAGCGTTCAACCATGAACCTGCAAGATATGAACTCAATCCAATTGCCATTAGTCATCAATCCTTTGTTCTGTAATAGAAATAATACGCCCATCAGAATCACGCTCAACAGACCTACGCACCATCTTTGCTTCTGGAATAGTCACATTCACAACAGTTTCAGGGATGTTGATTGTTTGTGGTTTGAGATTGACAATAGGTGAATCAACCTTCACACGCTGTTGAGGCATATTTATAGAAATGTCTTGTGGCGTTTCATTGATGATCAATGATTGTGGTTCGTTGTTTCGGTAACTGCGTTCTGGTGGGATTGAATCAGTACCCAATGTTGGCAAGTCTCCACCCACAACACCAGCGATAGGTGCGCCAGCAATACCCATAACAAACTGATCTCCGCCTTCATACGGTTCACGGTTCTCAATTTGGCGAGCCTCATTCGGTGTGAGCGTTCCAGACATAATCTGTGCTTGCTGCGCACGAACTCTTGTGCCAAGATCGGCACGCAAAAACTCTTCAGGATTAAATCGTACCGATTCACCATAAGGCAACATTTCGCTGAAAGCAGATTCCAGACGGCGAACCCAACCAAGCAGCGTGTACTTAAAGAACGCTGAACCCAACGCTTCAATGTTTTGATAGGTCTGCGAATCTCCACCAGTGCCAAGAATCAAGTGCAATGGGATGCGATAAACACGGGCAATATCACGGATGATTGATTCTTTATGTTCCAACATTTGCATATCAGCAGCACTCGTTGTTACTGAACGCCACTTCAATCCGCCTTGCAACACGGCAGGCTTGCGATGCTTATAGTGTGCTTCTTCCCAGTTGTCACGAATCTGTTTCGCTTGCTCAGGTGTTATTGATTGATCTGTTTCAAGAACCGATGATGGTGTTGCGCCTTCACCGTAGAACTGTGCAAGGAAACGATCCATTGCTAAACCCATACCAACTGTGTTGCGCATAGTTTCCAACGGGCTAATGCCACGCAACTGATTCGGCAAGATAGCCCAATAGATAGCACGAACATCTTTGCTGGAGTATTGCACTTTGCCTAGATCATAAATAAGTTCACCCGTATCTGTGGTCACAATTCCTTTGACAGAGTGGGGGTGAATATTGCGCATTTCAACGGGAAGTCCGTCTGCGCCTCTTGGTGCATAGATGTAGGCAGTACCATGTAATGCAAGAGTAAGCATTGTTTGATGCACGAACTCAAACATATTTTGGTGGTCGTTTGGTTGTTCAAAGACTGATGGTGTTGGTAATCGTTCAATTCTGTTTGCTCTCTTACGCACCAGTTCTACTGGCATTGATGCAACGGAATCAGCAAGGATAGTCACCGATGAAAGAACTGCGCTCTGTGCAAGAGCCGTAATTTCTGTTACTACTTCACCTGACCAGTTGTTAAAAAATGGGCGTGCAGTTATCTGATACGGGTCAATGCTTGTAGGCAAAGCACGCTGCTCAGTCCGTTTCCATAAACTCATGCCGCTAAGCCTCCACCAATAATCATCAGAACGCCTGCAACAATAACACCTAACGCAACATTAAATGAGCCGACACCGACAGCAATACAAATGCCGCCAACAATTTCTATCACAGTGGTTGCTATTGCTTTTTTCTTCATGACCAAATATCCAATACTGTTGCGGCTGTGGGTGTTACAGGTTTTGTTGTTGCACGATCTAACGCTATAACCATAGCAATACAGGCATCAATCTTGCGTTTAGATTTGCCTTTAGATAAACGCCAACCTGTGTCAGTCATTCGTTGTGCAGCAGATAGCACTTGATCGGTGAATGTTGGTGAACCATCATGGGCAACCTTTCTGTTTACAATCATTTCGTAGGCGTTACCACAAGCAGGAATCATTCGTGCGCCAGACTGAGGAAACTCAACCATTGGTAGCCCGTCATCAGATAAGGCTTCTGCGCTGCGTTGAAAATAAGCAGGGTCAAAAGCAAACTCCTGTACCTGAAACTCGTTGTGCAGTTCACGCAAATAATGTTCCACCGCTACAACATCAACTCCTTCTAGTTCGGGCTGCCAAATCTTTGACCGAACAACAACCCGATCATCTTGCGGCTGTGCAATACATACAGCGATCGTGTCATGTTTCAATGCCATATCAATCCCAACCCATACAGGAAGTTCAGGATTAAACTGCACATCGGAAACACATTGTTCCCATGCACCAACAGGAAGCCAAGATTCCTGAGAACGCACCCACTGATTTAATCTCCAGCGGCGCATACCCATCTCGGAAGTTTGTTTAACTGCCACAGCCAAATCCTCGGGGTCAAGCAAACCTTCAGCCAAGTTCGGATTAGAAACCTGCCACGCTTTACGATCATCAACCTTGCAATCCTCAGGTGCTTCCCACCACCAAAAACCAAACTGGTCATCATCAACTTCACCTAAAGCAACTTGTTTGCCGTACTGATACAACTTCCCTGCTAAAGAATCCAAGTCATAACCAGCAGTAGTGATACTTACTGTTAGCGGTTCTATTCGTGCGCCTGAACCTAAAGTCATCTGATCGTAAAGATCACTATTGTTTTGCCCCCACAATTCGTCAAACAAAACTAGTGATGGGTTTAGTCCAGCCTGCCCTTTGAAATCTGATGACAGCACACGGAACACAGATCCGAAGCGTGGCATCTCAATAGCATCCCGATACACCTTTGACTCTGCCGCTAACAACGGACTGTTCACTATCTGCTGTTTTGCTTCATTAAAAATAATTCGTGCCTGCTGTCTATCGTTTGCTACCGCATACACCTCTGAACCTGATTCGCCTGCGATCATCCCGTACACACCAACAGCAGACATCATCAAAGACTTGCCCTGTTTGCGTGGCAAACCGATAAGAGCACGCCGATAACGAAGCCTGCCTGTAACATCGTTGCGCTCATATAAAGAACGCAGCAGCCACTTCTGCCAGTTAGTAAATACCAGCGGTTCGCCCGAACGGAAACCTTTTAGAACATTAAAATAGTTTTCGGCAAACGAAATGATTTCATCGCCATCAGTTGATTTATTTTTTCTTGCTGTATAAAACGCTGGCTGCCACTTAGCGTTGGGCAGAACGCTTTTCGGCAATGCGTTTGTGGAGATCGCTGAACTCATGCTTTGTAACTTCTCCCGTTCCTAACATCCCTCGCTCTGACGGTGTGAATCCTATCTGACCCAACAGCGTAATGATTTGGCGATCAACTTCACGCAAGGCTCTACGCTCACGCCACAACGCCTGATCAGCCTGCAACATAATGCGAAGCCGTGTTCGTTCCTCAGTTGCCTCACACAACATCAACACCAGTTCAGTATCCATGTTTTGTTTTAACCATCCTGCACCTGATTGCCAAACCTGATTCCACAAGCGAACACCACCAGCACCTAACGGGCGGTGCGGCTCAGGGATATGGGATGAAGGAAGCCCAATGATTTCGGCAGATTGAATTACAGGCAGTTTTCTTCCTGATGGATTACCGATGCGCTGTTTGCGTTCAACAGGTTTCCTGTTATGTCCACCGCTGCCTTTACCGCCCATATTTGAATCCTTGTTTTTTCATCAGACGAATAGTGTTACACAAAACAAATGGGGTGTGCCTCCCCGATCAGTAGGAAGCACACCCCACAGGGGGAATCTTATTGCATGAGTGCTACTTCACCTGCTCTTTGTGATCCTTCCGCAAATATCCAACCTCACGCCAGACTTCACGCATAGTTGAAACACGCCAGTCGTCAAAGCCAACAGATGCTTCCCAACCACAACTGCAAAAACATTCAACTGTGTTTGGTCTGCTAGATGACTTCTTGGTTTTGGTTCTGTGAGCGTTCATTTCTGCACCTGCAATTCGTGCGCATACTGGATTGCATCATTTCGTGTTCCACCAATAAAAAATCTTTCATGAAGTTCAAGACTGTCAAGCCCATCAACAATCTTTGCAACCCACCAACATTTGTGGCTGTCATTCATAACACACCAATCAGTGCCAATAACCTGATACACACCTGCACTGAGTTTCTTTGTTGCGCTCATCATTGACCTGAGTTCCATTCTCGCTCAGTCACATGACCAGTTCCGTAATTATCATGAAGGCACAAGGCACGCTTCTCGGTCTTGCAAAACCAAACCAAACCGTCATCGCCAAAAGTGTCAATGTATTCCTGTGATGCTTTGCGCTTCACAATCTCTCTGCCGCAATGAATGCACTTGCTCATAATTTCCCTCCTCAGGGTTTTCCTTGATACCCCAAGCATACAGCGACCACCACCAAACTCCCAGCCATTCATTCCCTTTTGTTTCGGCTTTTTCCCTTCCCCAAAAAACTAGTTTTGCTGCTCGTGTGCGCAAAGAGG